TTCGACTACTACAAAGAGAAGGCCGAAGGGGGTGCAGAGATGCCCGTCGAGATGGACGTGATACGCTCGAAGATCAGCCCACTGGTCGCCAAGCATGTGTGGGATGCAATCTCAAGCACAGTCATAGCTGCTCGATCAGCGATGGATTGGATCACAGCGACAGCTCGGGTTGCCTCCAAGAACAGCGTCACGCCTCTCCAGTGGACAACACCTGACGGTTTCGTGGTGCAGCAAGCGAAGTATGACGAGAAGACTCGCCGGGTTGAAACATACCTCGATGGTAAGATGTCCAAACTGAGCATCGTAGATCGCACCAACAAACTGGACGCTCGGAAGATGGGGCAGTCTCTCTCACCTAACTACATCCACTCTATGGACGCCTGCCACATGCGTATGGCGATCCTGAGGGCTGATGGTATGGGCATGTCGTTTGCTATGATCCACGACAGCTTCGGGGTTCACGCTGCGGACATGCCTCGGTTCTGTGAAGAGTGCATCAAGCCTGCTTTCGTGGATATGTACGAAGACGGGAAGAACCTTGAGCGTTTCCGTGAGGAGCTAATGCTCAACGTGAAGGACGAAGACACCGGGAAGATCAAACCGCTGCCCGAAGCTGGTAATCTGGATATCTACCAAGTCCTAGATAGCCAGTTTTTCTTTTCCTAGTCGCAGGCCTCTCCAATCTATTACCCGACACCCTAGATTATACCCCAAAACGCTCATCCTCAATCGAAAGGACTCGCCCATGTCAATCATTCAAGTCGTTCGTCAGGGCACACACTTCGCCGTCAGGGACGGACAAAACACCGTATCGGTTCACAACACCCGTGGGCAGGCCATCAACGCAGCCATCAGATACAAGGAGAACAACGGCTTAGCATGATCGGCTAACAACCCCTCCCCCAAAAAACCCTCTCGCACAAGTGGACACCTCACAGCCCTGCACCATCACGGTGCGGGGCTTCGTGCGTTTTAACATCCTCTCCAATAAGGACGAAAACACATGCCTAACAAAGACCCAATCTCCATCGGCCCCGGAAAAGCAGTCTATCCCCGTCTAGCGCAGCCTGACACAAAGTTCGACGAGCTGGGCCAGTACAAGGCCGACGTTTCGGTGCCCAAGTTCGAGGCCAAGCAGACTATGGAAATCCTCTCGGAGCACTTCAAGGCACACACAGGCAAGGCCCCTAATAAGGCCGACAACACCATGTGGTACTTCGAGACCAACGAAGACGGCGACGAGACCGGCAACGTTGTCTTCAAGTGCCGCGTCAAGAACAAGCTGCGTAAGCGCGACGGTAAACTATGGGACCGCAAGCCTAAGATGTTCGATGCTGCCCTCAAGCCTGTCGATGTAAACCCATTCGGCGGTTCGACCTATGTCGTGTCCGCTGAGGTCTACGCATGGGAAGCCGGTGCCAAGAAAGGCGTTAGCCTTCAACCGGTCGGCGTTCAGATCATCGAGTTGGTCTCAGGTTCCGGCCCGAGTGCATCCTCGATGGGCTTCAAGGCTCAGGAAGGTTACATGGCCGACCCCGACGTAGGCGACGATGCTGATGGCGAAACCGACACCCGTGACTCAGGTAACAACCCTCCCGACGACACTGATGATGATGGTGGTGGCGATGATGGCGATTACTGAACGAGAGTGCAGCAGGTGCGGGGGTGAAATCCCCTCGCACAAGCGTAGGGATAAGGGAGGGCTTGCACATGGCGAATAAACGGCAAGTCGCTCTAAAGTATGGCTTCCGGTCTGGCCTTGAGGAGGACATTGCTGACGAACTTACGAAGCATGATGTCGTGTTCTCCTATGAGGAAATGAAGATCGAGTACACAAGGCCTCAAAGGGTATCTAAGTACACACCGGATTATGTGGTTGAAACTCGACCAGATGGTTTGCTCCGAGAAGAGCCTCTTATCATTGAGGCCAAGGGTCGCTTCCTTGTGGATGATCGCGCCAAGCACATCCTCATTAAGCGTCAACACCCGCACTTGGACATTCGGTTTCTGTTCTCAAATCCGAACGCCAAGATTTCCAAGCAATCCAAAACAACATACGCCAGTTGGTGTGAGAAACACGGCTTCCTGTACGCTAAGGGTCCCAAGGTTCCCCTAGATTGGCTTGAGGAAAACTGATGCTCCGCACAGATTTGTTCAAAACGGTGGATCGAGTTGAAACTCGGTTCATCGCCGTACGGGACACGCTTACCAAGCCTGGACTCGAACCAACCATAAGAGAACTAGATGTCCTCCACTGCAAGCAAGGTAGGCTTGGGGTTGGGTGGCACTTTGTCGTTCTGGGCACTGGTACAATCCAGCTTGGCCGAAACATCAAAACCTGTGGCTCCCATACCAAAGGACAAGACGCTCTATCAGTAGCCATCGGCGTAGTCGGAGGTCTTGACGAAGAAGGAACACGGGCACTCACCCGCACCACTGAGCAATGGCAAGCGATAGACGATCTGGTCAGGTTTTTACAGGACAGATATCCCGCTGCAACCGTCTCAGACAACCCAACCCCCGATTACCCGACACCCTAGATTTAACCCCAAAACGCTCAGGAGGCAAAACACATGGATGATCACGCCGAAGATAGTGCTCTGATGTTTAAAGGCCCCTGTGACGAATGTGGGTCCTCAGATGCCAACGCCGTATATACCGATGGGCATACTTATTGCTTTTCGTGTGACACATACGGCAAGGCTGAGGGTGCCGAGGGAGTGTACACCGAGAGCCGCCCAGCGCCCCGTCCGAAAGCGGGCTTGCTGCGTACAGGCGAGTTCCGTTCCCTCGGCAAGCGTCGTCTCACAGAAGAGACCTGTCGCAAGTTTGGCTACAGCGTTAGTGAAGATTGGAAGGGTAACACCGTCCAGATTGCTGCGTTCAAGAAAGACAATACAGTCATCGCTCAGAAGGTCCGATACCCAAACAAGGATTTCCTGCACCTAGGTGATAAGAAGCCGGGTCTATGGGGTCAACACCTATGGAAACCGGGCGGCAAGATGCTCGTGATCACCGAGGGTGAGATCGACTGCATGACCGTCTCCCAACTCCAAGGCAACAAGTGGCCTGTCGTGTCCCTGCCCAACGGTACGGACAAGAGTGGCAAGAGTGCTATCAGGGCCATTCAGACCTCCCTCGACTTTGTCTCATCCTTCGACAAGGTGATCTTCATGTTTGACATGGACGAGGCAGGACGTGCTGCATCCATCGAGTGTGCCAAGATCATGAAGCCCGGTCAGGGTTTTATTGCTGATCTACCACTGAAAGACCCAAACGAACTCCATGTTCTCGGTCGGGGTAAGGAAGTGGTGGAAGCCATGTGGAACGCTAAACCTTATCGGCCTGATGGCATGGTATCGTTTAGCGAAATCAAACAGGGGATCAAGAAGCCCATCGAGTGGGGCATCCCATGGTTCTCTGACAGCCTCACCCAGCTTACCTATGGTCGGCGTTACGGCGAAATCTACTGCCTCGGTGCGGGTACAGGCGTCGGTAAGACCGACTGGTTCACTCAACAGGTCGTCTATGATGCTGTGACGCTGAACGAGAAGGTTGGCCTGTTCTTCATGGAGCAACAGCCTGAGGAAACCGGAAAGCGCATCGCAGGGAAACTTGCGGGTCGTAGGTTCCACATACCGCGTCTCAAGGATCATCCCAACTTCGACCGGATTACCCCCAAAGGCTATAAGGAAGAATGGACGGATGAAGAACTGTGCTCGGCTGTGGATACCATCGGCGACGTGCAGAACATCTTCATGTTTGATAGCTTTGGTGCCACCGAGTGGGGCCGCATTCGTGAAATGATTCGGTTCCAAGCCCACTCCGAGGGTATCCGTATCTTCTACCTCGACCACCTCACGGCACTTGCGGCTGCTGAGGAAGACGAGCGGAAGGGCCTAGAACGCATCACCTCTGAGATGGGTTCTCTGGTTAAGGAACTGAACATCATGATCATCATGATCAGCCACCTTGCGACACCTGAGGGTAAACCTCACGAAGAGGGAGGCCGCGTCATGATCAGGCACTTCAAGGGTTCCCGCTCCATCGGGTACTGGTGCCACTATATGTTTGGCCTTGAGAGAGACCAGCAACACGAGAACCCCGAATGGCGAAAGACGACCACCTTCCGCATCCTCAAGGATCGGTACACCGGAAACTCTACTGGTGAGGTTATCTACTTCGGCTACGGGAAAGACGATGGTCAGCTTTTCGAACGCGAAGAGCCATCCGACGATGACGCTGATGGTAGCAGTCACGGTTTCACGGACCGCTCGGATGAATACTGACGATCACGACGGGGTCTTCGATTCTGCGGAGCGACTATGCGTTCTTGCTGTCGGAGACCCTGTGCTGCTGCCCGAGTATCTCGAGGCCCAGCGCAAAGCAAAATCCCTAGAACACTCAGGTTGGAAAAGGAAAACCGGTATGACACAGAACCAGATCATCATGAAGCACCTCAAGAA